AAGGAATGATATGGCAGCTTTACCATATCAAAGACCATACAGACAGAATACACGAAGACGCTATTATTTTAAACGCATATAATAAAGGGTATGAAGATATCAGAATAGAATTTAAATGCCTTACAGACGAGGAAACGTACCCAAATTGGAGAGCTGAAGTACCGCAAGTTAAAGTTATTAATAAATAATTATTTTGTTATATCAATTTAATTACTTAATTTTACCAAAGTTATTAATCAAATAGGTTATTGTTAGGAGAAACCAACAGTGTAAAAGAAAATTATATGTCGCATTTTCTTTCCTATTTTTAAAAAATTAAATATGAATAAAAAAGAACTGGTAGCAGAAGTAATGGACAGATGGACAGACACTTTTTACTCAGACGTCAGAGAGCTTGTAGAAATTTACAGCACAGAAGAATATAGCTTAAAAGAACTTGATGAACTGACAGAAGAGGTAATATATGAGATGATAAAGTTTTATGCAGAAAATAATTCTCATTACAATAATTATGTAAATAATAAAAACACTGTATTAACTAAAAATTATTTACTTCTTATATTAAATGTATTTCAAAATTATTACAATGACTTTGTAAATATATCAGATGATGATTTGGATAATATGTATAAAGAAATAGCAAAGGAAGATATCAAGCAGATGACCGCAAAAAAATTAATAAATACTTACATTAAAAATTTATAAATATGGCTAACTATTGTTACAACAGTGTTCAAATTTTCGGAAAAGAAAAAACACTTAAAAAATTACAAGACAAATTTAATTACTATGAAAAAACAAATTATTTTGTTGAGTTTGGAGATTATGTTCTGGACAAAAAATTTAATCCAGAAGATGAAAAAAGAGATTACTATGAATATGGAACACGCTGGTGGGAATTTGAAACTGATTTAGATAGTAAAAACTTTAATGAAAATGATGATTGTACGTTAAATATATCTGGAGATAGCGCATGGTCTCCTCCAGTTGAATTAATAAGAGAGATATGCAATAAGTTTAAAGTAAGTGCAGAGATGTTCTACGAAGAAAGCGGCTGTGACTTTATGGGAGAGACAAAATTTATATGGAATAAAGGAGAGCTGTTA